AGGAATTTTTCAAAGTTCATGGTGAGAATGTTAATTGGCGTTTGAAGGAATGTCAATGAAAAAATCACATGTTCCAACAATTATGTGGAGTGTGTATTTTTCCTTCGCATTCTTTTTTCCAGTTCTTAACGGGACTAACCATATCAATTCCAATCAATTCAGATGCAAGGCGAAGAATCCTCAAGTTGGGCCATGCTACCCATCTTTCCTGCAAAACATTTTCCAATGCCTCTCTTGTGGAAATTCCACTCATAACCCATGCCATAATAGCAAGTGCGGTTGATCTTGAAATTCCAGCAAAGCAATTAACCCCTATGTTGAGATAATCTTTGGAATCAACATATGGTTTTAGAAAATCAATAAAATTTGCAATGTGTTTTTTATTTGGTGCTTTTGATTTAAATTTCTCAGCATATTGTTCTGAACAATCGACATCATCAAAATCATAAAAGAATTCCACATGATAATCAATTCCTCGTCCATTGAAGAGGTTTCTTAATTCTTCCGCATCCTTTTGATCATCAGTATCCAGTGCGGATATCCAAACATTATGATCACTTTGTGTCAATCCCTTTGCGATTTTCTTTACACCATCCAGATCAGTTATTGTTATTTTGTTGATCATTTGGGTTTTAATGCGAGTTCTCCGAATTCATTGTAATGGTAATCATTTTCCATGTTACCTATCACTTCAAATTTTTCCATATCTAAAGTTATAATAGGGTGAACATCCAAACAAAAAGCAGCTGAATCTTTTGAATATATAACTTGCCCAATTTTCTCTTCGTTGTTCACGACAAATTTCACAACATCATTTTCATGAATTGGTTTGAGATTGTTATCCAGAATTCCAATGAACCTTTGATTTTTTAATTTGTCGGAAACAATTCTTCCGTATCTTTTGATTGCTTCTTTGGCATAATCATCTATTTTTTCTAAACAACCATCAGCTGATAAACCCGACTCATAAAACGCAAAATCTTCAATTTGATCCTGTGTCATTTTTCAAATCTTTGGATTGCCAATATTTTTCCTTTTCAGGATCACACGCTATATATCCTTCTTTTCTGGCTTCCTCATAACACAATGTTTTATACCAGTAACCCCTTCTACACATGACTCCATCTTTTCCTGTTATTTCGCAAGTATACTTTGATTTCCTTTCCGCCTCGGAAATAATATCATCAATAATATATTGTTCAATATCCGTTGCGCCGTAAATGGTTGTGTAAAAACAGAGGTTAGAAAATTTCTCTTTTATTTGATTTGCAACAACTTGCACTTCTCTACCATCTTTTAAGCAAAGATCGCAAAAGTATTGAAGTTTCTCCATGCACTTATCGAGAAGATTGTACCAACCGTCACCGGATGTTTCTATTCCAAAAGCCATACACGTCTGCCTTAGATCTCCACCATACTCTTTAAGAATTTTGGGGTATTTCTCCACCAATTTTAGTTCTAGTTCTTTATTCATAATTTTTTATCTTCTAAGCAAAAATGCCTTAATTTTCAAAAGTTCATCTTCAGGACAATCTTGATAGCTGCCGTAGTACCATGGGGTTTCGAAAGGCCCACAAACCTCAATTCGTTCTGCCGCCACCACATCATCATAGTCACCCTCATAGCCATCCACAATAATGAGGGTTTCAGGATCAAGCTTTTGCAAAAGTTCAATTAGTTCTTTAGCTTTCATGGAATTAATATTTCAATTTCTGTCGATGGAATCGCACTCATAGTATAAACCGAAATTATCTGATTGTCAATAGTTGCAGTATCATCCAAGTAATATTTCGTATAGGGTTTCACTTTAACGGACAGCAACACCATGTCTTCTAATTTCACATTTTTATTTCTTGCAAGTGCGCTCATCCAACCTTTCACCACATCTGGGTATTTTGAATGAAACAAATATATTCTATCTGGAGGGTGGTCAAATGTTGTTTGTGTTTTTTTGGCTATCAAACCCAATCTCATGATTTTTGGAACATTTTTTTTGAGAGTGGTGTGATATAGTTTTTCAATTCCCCATTCTTTCGGATCAAATTCAATTGAATATTTTGGTTCTATTTGAAAGTATGTGGAATTATCTTTAACTTTAGCGATATAATAACCAAAAAAATCTAAAATTGCTTCTAGATGTTTTAGTTCATCTCCAAGTATTGGTTTCTTAAAACCAACATCAATTGTGAGTGCTGTTCCAAACTTTGAAGGTTTCTTCTCGTATTTCTTTTTAGAGAAATCAAAATCTAAAAATTCAATTTCGTTAGGATATGTTCGATATAATTTTGACTTCAACCGCTCAATATCATAAGAAACCTCCAAACCCTCATTTAGGGGAAGATACCTTTCAACTAGATCGTTAAACGTTTTCACAATATCACTTTAGCAGATGCATCAATTTAGTCAACTGCGAAATGCTCAATTCTTTTCCATCCAGAATATCAAAAACAAATGAAGACTTCTTAGATTTTCCATAATTTTCCATCACATATCTAGCCTGTTCTTTTCTAGTTTCGAATCTCTCCATGGTATGTGCAAACTCTTTCATGTGTTCTATTTCCCTTTTAACCTTGTCTCCTATTTCTGAAATCCTTAAAATCTCGTCTTTTAATTGTTCCGCAATTTCAAAATCAAATTCTGTTTCAATTTTATTTCGAAACAGAGAATGTTCTGGCATCCCACATTCCACATAAAAATCAATCAGATTGTTTTCGGAGTTGAGTTGGGATTTGATTCGGTGTATAGTTATATACCATAAACTTTTTAATTTGATTCTATTCTGATTGTTATTGTAAGAAAGAACCACACCCTCTTTACCTTTCCATTCTTTTACAAATTCAGATATTTGAGAAATACTCTTAACGTTTTGGAAATAATATTTTTGTGGAGTTGGAGGGCATCCCATGTTTTTCCACATATTGAGGACTTCCTCATTTGTTGCCATTTTCAAAGTATTCTTGTCCACGGCTCCTAGAAAATAAAAATCGATTTCTTTTGGCCTGATAACAATCACATTGTTTGGTGTCACTATCTCAAATAAAAAAGAATAATTGGAATTTTCTTGTACGTGTTTTTTAACTTTTGGGTATTTTTCAAACAGAAACTCAAAATCTTTATAGTTTACAAGAGTTTTATAAGTAGATGTCCCTCTTGTTCTCATAGAGAATTGACCGTTGACAAAATCAACAATACACAACGAACCGTCCTGCTTATCTTCAATTACCCAGTCATTAAATTGCTCTGGATCGGGATAGCAATCGGGTTTTTCCCCATAATTAAAAAATTTAGGAAAACCGGATGATAAAACAGTTCCTTCTTTGTCAGTAATTAAAGAACGATAAAACAAATTATTTTTATTCCATTTTGCATCTATTTCCGGTGTTATTAAATAACAATCCAGACCACAAAATTTGTTTGGAATAATATTAAAATATCCTTCTTCTATTGGAAGAACCACTTTCATATCTTTATTTATAGGGTTTCGTGTCGAGAAAACCCACGGGCTTGTCCTGTGGGATGAATCGACACCGTTTTTTTTTAAATATTTTTTCACATTTTAATTAAAAAATACAATCAGCAAGACTAAATAATAATAGATGATAGGAAAATGTCAAAAACTAAAAGAGAACGAAATGCATAAGGCATTTAAGTTTCGTTTGCTTCCTACAAAGGAACAGGAAGTTCTTTTGGCAAAGCACTTTGGCTGTTCGAGATTCATCTACAATCATTTCCTATCTGAAAAACAAAAGCACTATTTGGAAAACAAAGAAACATTAAATTATCATACTTGTGCTGGGCATTTGGTATCAAAGAAAAAAGAAGAAGGTTTTGAGTGGTTGAAGGAGGTTAATTCGCAATCTCTTCAAGCATCTTTGAAAAACCTCGAAAATGCCTATTCAAACTTTTTCAAAAAGAAATCCAAATTTCCAAGATTTAAAAAGAAATCTGATAAAAATTCGTTTCATATACCTCAACATGTAACTTTGCAGGATTCTTCACATATTCAAATACCAAAGTTTAAAGAAGGATTGAAATTTGTTAAACACAGAGAACTCAAAGGAGAAATTAAATCAGCAACTATTTCTAAAAACCCTTCTGGAAAATATTACATTTCTATTCTTTGTGTTGTGGAAAAAGCAACAAAGTATAAAAAGACAGGAAAGAGCATTGGAATTGATTTAGGATTGAAAGATTTTATTGTTACTTCTGATGGGAAAAAATATAATAATCCAAGATTTTTAAAGAAACATCAAGTAATTTTAGCTAGAAAACAAAAACATTTTAGTAGAAAACAGAAAGATTCAAACAGACGAAATAGAGCAAGGATTAAAGTTGCTAAAGTTCATGAGAAGATAACCAATTCTCGTAATGATATGCAACACCAAGTTTCTATTCGTCTTGTCAAAGACTACGATCTGATTGCAATAGAAGACCTGAATGTGAAAGGAATGGTTAAAAACCATAAACTTGCTAAGGCAATATCAGATGTAGCATGGAGTAGTTTTGTCTCCAAATTAAAATACAAAGCAGAATGGTATGGAAGAGAAGTGATTGTAATTGATCGTTTCTATCCATCATCCAAAACATGTAGTTGCTGTGACAATGTAAAAGAAAGCCTTTCGTTGGATGAAAGGACTTGGACTTGTTCAAAGTGCAACACAATACATGATAGAGATGTTAATGCTTCAAAAAATATTTTAAGAAGAGCATTAGCAATTCAATCGTCTGGAACGGACGATTACAGACATGGAGCTAAAGTAAGACCTGATAAAGAGAAATCTTTAAAGGGCATTGGCAATGAAGTGTCTAAAAAGAAGAGTGTGAGAAATTATACTCCGAAGCCCCTATGCTTGTCATAGGGGTAGTTCACCGACAATTAAAGATCGGTAATGCAAAATATCCGCATTCCACTTTGCATCAATTTGCGGAACAATCAAATAAGAATCAATCCCACAAAAATTGACAGGATTAATTTGGAAGCAACCATTCTCTACTGGAATCTCAACTTTCAAATGTTTAATAGTTCAGGTTTTCCAAGTTAGTTCCAATTACTTTTACTTTCCAATCATATATCTTCTTCCCGCATAGATCATGAAGCCACATATGAACTAAAGTTCCTTCATTGTCTTTACTTAAAACTAAAAATGCACCATCATAAAATGTTATAAATGCTGTATATTTTCTACAGTCATCCATTGTTAAGGGTCTTTCAAATTCTATAACATCATGTTCGTAAATGTATGTGCCGTAACTGTCTTTCACACTTGTACACTGGCAGGGGATCAGCAAGGAATCGTCAAATAGTTCTTCGACGAGACCATTATACTTGTAATCTTGTATGAAACCTTTAGCGGCCTTACAAAAGAATTTAAATTTGTTTTTGTTACCATTCATCATTTTTTTCTTGCCATTCCTTTTCTTCTTTTATTTTTTCCGTTAGAATATTTTTCAATCCAACCAATGCATTTTCATATGAATCAAACTCTTCAACAATATGATCTAAAACATATCCCCAGTGCTGAACTGCATATTTGGGAGATTGCCCATAAGACCATTTTGTTTCAATATACCAGTGATTATCTCTATCTTTGAAATGTCCAATCTTCCCAAGGAGCATATACCACTCTTCTGTCAATTTAGTAATTTCTTCGATAAGAATATCACTCATATTTTTCGCAATTCTCGAAACTCAATCCCAGTGCGTCCTTCTTAGACAAAAATGGTGTCACATTTTTTGGAATGGGCCAATGAATGCCAACTGTTGGATCGTCCCACATTAATGTTCTTTCGCTTTTTGGATCATAGTAATTTGTACATTTATATGAAAAATCAGCAGATTCGCTGAGAACCAAAAACCCATGAGCACAACCAGCGGGAATCCAGAGTCTATCGTGCTGATGCGTTGAAAGAATATATCCATCCCATTTTCCAAAAGTGGGGGAATTCTTTCTCAAATCCACAAATACATCAAATACTTCTCCAGAAGTAACTCCAACCAATTTCCCTTGTGCCGAATCGCCAACCTGATAATGCAGACCCCTCAAAACATATCTGGAAGACTTGCTGCAATTATCTTGAACGAATTTATAATCTACTTCTATTTTTTTGAAAGTGTTTTCGTTCCAACCTTCGAAGAAATAACCGCGATTATCTCCAAATACCTTTGGTCTTAAAAGATAAGCACCGTGTATATTCGTATCGAATCTTTGGATATTGTCTATTTGAATCATTTTGATGAATTAATTAAGCCTTGAATTTGTTCAGCTGACCATTTCGAATTGTTTGTTTTGAACAATTCAATCATTTCTTTTCTGGTAAGATATTGCATGTACGATTCCAAAGAAGACAATAGTAATACCAAAACTAAAAAAATTCCCAAAAATGAATAAATTAATCTAAATTCTTTATCGCTCATAATTTCACTCCTTCCATAAAAACACAACATTATCAAAT